ACAAGGTTTCGAAATCCGAGAAACTGGTGGAGATCGATCCAGAGAAGGCCAAGAACGCTGCCGAGTTCTGTGAGAAGGTCCTAACTGAAGCACGTCTCCAACAGGGTCTCGACCATCTCATTCAGAACAATCTCGAGATCGATACGAAGAACACTGGAGTCTTCATGAAGTGGATTCATACCGATGTTCTGAAAGAAGAATACGATGTGATCGCTGTTTCTGGGCTTGAAGAAAAGAGTATTGGTAAGGTGATTGCTTCCAAAGCTCGTGAATGGTTCTTCTCAAAGATGGAGGTCTGACATGGGCTACTGTATGGAACAATGCATCTCTGAGTTCTCAATCGCAGCAGAGCATCGCCCTGCTGTTCTTGAAGCTTTGAAAGCGTTAGCAATCAAGGCCTCGAAACAAAAGCTTGGATAATACCACTGGGTCAATACCAAAACCCTCCTAGATGCAAAAACCATTGAAGAACATCTCAATGAATGGCGATGGGAACCGACGACAGAAGCCGATGGTAGTATTTCATCACTCGACTTCAGCGGTGAGAAATATGGTGATGAAGAACAACTGTTTGATGCTCTTGCTCCATTCGTGACAGTCGGGTCATACATCATTATGTCTGGGGATGATAATGATTATTGGCGTTGGTACTTTAACGGCAAGGTTTTTTATACTCAAGAAGCTACCATAACTTTTGAAGATCCGGTCGAGGAAGAATAATGCCACTTTACAATGTAGTAGTATCAATCAGAACCCAAATTGTGGTGGTCGCTGATGATGAAAAACATGCATCTCAAGTTGCACAAAAGAATGCTCGCACCGCAATTGAGGATGTTGGTTTTGATGCCGACATCAGCGTGCTTGGTGAAGTCAAAGAAGAGGCTGACTTGACCGACGGATGGGATGGCCGATGCTTGCCGTATGGCGACTCCGGAAATATCATGATCCGCGAGCTGCTAAAGAACTGAATCTTCACAGAAATAAAAATGGGACCTTACGGTCCCATTTTTCGTTGTTGCTTGACGATCAGTCGTCACCCTCTGCAAACTTCTTGAGATCGGACTTTCTCCAAGATTCGCCACCAGCAGAAACTTCAGTGACAATGGCCTTGAAAGTAACCACAACGTTCTGTGGCGGAATCAAATCAACGAGAGCCGCGGCAGCCTTTTTGTCTTTGTTCTTCTTGGCTGCTTCGATCATCTCTTTGAGCTTGGACATCTTCGGAGATTCTTCTTCGATATCCCACTGAACCTTGAATGCTTGGCCTTTCATCAGGCCGTACTTCTTACCAGCATCACCATCACCATACTTGCTCAGGACGTAGATGAATCCATCGATCTGGGTCTTCTCATCAAATTTCTTGGCAGTCATGAAGTAGTCACGAACCTCGTTCACATCTTCGAACGATTTCGACTTCTTACCCTTGTGGAGTTCCAGGCGCTTTTGAAGCGCGTTACGGGCTGTGCTCAGGTAGGCTTGGTACTCATAGCTGTAGCCACCTGGATCCTTTGGTTTGGTTGGGACTTCTTCTGCACGGTCTGCTGAACGTTGGTTGCGAACTGCTTGACGGTTCTTGTCGCCGTAGACAACGAGGCCTTTGGTCTTCTTGCCAGTGTACTGGAGAATGTTCTTGACCACTGCCGACATTGCGACCTTACCCATCTGTTCTGTTTCAAAGTAGGAACGGGTGTCTGGTTTGTCCTGGACCTTGTTGGTCACATCATCGTGTTTGTACACGTTTTCCCAACCGTCGAAGTACTTTTCCCAGGACTTACGTTCTGGGCTGTCTGCCAGCTTATTAGCATCGCAGAAGCTCTTCTTGATCACGATTGACCAACCACTACCAAGCTCACGAATGGCAGCAACTTGATTGCCACCACCGTCGATCAAAACAACCAGCGAAGAGTCGCCGATAGCCTTGAAGACTTCAGATGAGTTGTTGAAAAACGATATCCTCAACTGGGCTGTCCTTACCAAGTTCATAAGTGACACTACCGTGTTGAGCGTAGTTTCTCATGGCGACCATACCCTTTTTCAGGATAGTTCTCAAGCCGCCATCAATCTTTTTCAGTGTGCCGAGGTCCTCTACGAGAAACGAGGACAGCGCTCTCAGCCAAGCGCATAATTTGTGAAAGTTGCATCTTCAACGTCTCCGTAATTGGTGGAAATCTTTGCTCTCTTATTTATTCCTGATCAAACTTACCCTTGGGATAAATATCTGAAAGTTAAAAGAAAAGGCTTTGTTATGGCTAACACAGTGACTAACCCAGAAAGCTATGTGACTCTAGAGGGTCGCAATATCGTTTTGTCGTTTGAGAGAACCGGACCAACCACTGGTGTGGTGAGCTGGACTCTTCCAAAGACAACTAACGCATATGATGGTGCTCTCGTACTTTCTTCCACGAGAGATTTCAATCCATCGAACATGCCGACCGATGGGGTTAAGTACAACCCTTCAACAGATCTTTCCAATCCGAATAATACCATTGGGTTGGCTAAAGTCATTGGTGCATTTTACGGTGACAAAACAACCAATACGATTAGTCTAACTGGTTTAGTTGATGGCATTGATTATTTCTTTGCTCTCCATCTGGTCACTTCTGGCAAACAGTACTACAACTATGGTGTGCTGTCTGACCCAAGAGTTCAAAACACTGATTCATATGCTGGTGACATTATCCAGTTGGACACGCCTCCTACTAGTCCTCACCTTGGGCAGATCTATTTCGACCTGAATTCAAAGATCGTTCAGATGTGGTCTGGTGCAGCTTGGATCCCTGCTTCAACTGCTACTGTCCCAACGGCCAATACCAATCCAGCAACAGGTAAGGCCGTTGGCGATTTCTTCTATAACACCAGACTCCGCACTCTCTATACTTGGGATGGCACGGTATGGAATGAAGTTGAGATGCAGAATGCTGGACTATCGATGACCGACAAGAAGAATGTCGGCACCACTGGCTCTTATGTTGAGCGAGTCGAACTCATGGATACCCTCAAGAAGATGCTTGGCTGGCCAGTTGTCTGCGTTGAGCTTACTGAAGACCATTTCCAAATTGCAATCCAACAAGGGATTCAAGAGCTCAGACAGCGAAGTGATGCAGCCTATCTTCGCAGATACTTCTTCATGACGATGAAGCCTGGCCAACAGACCTACTACCTCAACGACCCATCTCTCGGAACGAACAAAGTGACCGATGTGATCAAGATTAACCGAATGGGCGGTCTTGGATTGATTGGGGTCGGTGACAACAATATCTACTACCAGCAAATGATTCGCGACTACTACATGCCTGGTCGCAACTCTGGTCAAATTGACCTTGTGTCAGTCCACCTCATGGCTCAGCTCAGCGAAACATTTACTCAGCTTTTTGCTGGTGATATTCCGTGCCAGTATTACGAACCAACTAGAGAATTGTCGACGTATAGAAACGTCCAGACAGAGGAGCGAGTACTGGTTGAGTGCATGATGGAGAAGACTGAACAGGAACTCCTGGTTGATCGCTACACATGTCAGTGGATCCAGAACTGGGCTCTCTCTGAATGCTTCCAAGCACTTGGCCTCATTCGTTCCAAGTTCGGCAGTCTTCCAGGCGCTGGCGGTGGAGTTTCATTGAACGGTGATTCGCTTCTCGCAAAGGCTGAATCTGAGCAACAGGAACTCCTCAGACAGATCTCGGATTTCGAGATCGGTAATGGTACTGGCTTCGGCAACTACAGCTTCTTGATGGGATAACCAATGGCCGATACTCCAGAAAGCTATCAACTAAAGGATCTCCAGCTCCCAACCTGGAGCATGACTGGGAATCCTTGTGCTGAATTCGATGCAAATTACGCGGCAGCAAATGCGGCTGAAGCACTAGAGGTTGCAGGTGCCCCTGTCAATATTTTCCCACTGCTCGGGATTCACAATCAAGGATCCACTGTTGACCTGACTGGTGAAGGTTGGGCCCTCTCTTCTGGGACTCCTGCCGGCTTTGATGCATCAAGCGCTTTCAACAACGATGGTCTGGTCTGGCGCTCTGTTCAAACCGGCTTCGATGTGGTTTCGTCGCCGGCCTTCATCGGGTACGATTTCGGTACTGTCAGAAATAAGCTCAACACTGGCGACAGATACTCAAGCCACGCGACTACCAAACTCCACATCACCACGATCCGAATCAAACAGAGTGCTGACCCAGAAATGCGTGTCACTCAAGTTCGAGTAGAGCGATCTGACGATGGAGTGAATTGGGTTCGAGCTGATGTCGTAAACGTTCCAAATACCGATCAGCTCGAGACCATTGGTCTCAGACAGTCAGCGCCTTCAAATAAGTGGAGACTGATCCCAGTCATGTTCAGTGGCGTGGCTGTTGGTAAGCCATGGGAAGTTGAAGAGGTTGAGATGCTTGAGATGACCACTACTTCTCTCACGACAATCCAAGATGCTACGCTTCTTGAAAACAGAGATCGTCAGTACTCACAAATCTCGACCATGATCAAGGCTCACTACGACCTTCTTGATGTTCAATCGGAACTCTCTCGCTTCGGGATTGACATCCCGCAACAATACATCTTCACTGTTTCCTATGACGTGATGGTGAAGAAACTTGGTCGCCCAGTGGTGATCGGCGACATTCTTGAATTGCCTTCAGAGAAGCAATACGACTACAATCTTCATGCAGTGAAGAAGTGGCTTGAGGTCACTGATGCTGGATGGAGCACTGACGGATACACTCCGAACTGGCAGCCAATCCTGTTCAGATTCTATGCTCAACCGATGAACTCGACCATGGAGAACCGAGACCTTATTCAGGGTGTTGGTGATCTTTCTGACATCACCGACTCTCAGTTCATGATGGATGATTTCCCTATCGAGATCTCGACGACGAGAACGATGGAAGTGAACTCTAAAGAAGCCCTTGCTGCTGTCCCTCTAACTGGTGCAGACAACACGGATTTCCAAGAAACTTCTATTCTGGTGACCCTACCGGATGCCGCAGGAAACACGATCACCAAAGAGATTCCTATCGTGGCTCCAACTGATGTGTACACCGAAGACGGTCTCCCACCAAACAATCTTCCGTACACCGAGGGGTTGAACTACCCAGCAAATCCAAAAGATGGCGACTACCATCGCCTTGTCTATGAAGCTTCGTATCAGATCCCACCACGCTTGTTCCAATGGTCCATGAGAAAGAACAAATGGATTTTCAAGGAACAAGACAAACGACAGCTCTACTCGTCACATAAGCCTAGCATGAGAAAGATTCTCAGCTCTGGCAATAAAAAGGATCTCAACGAATGATCACGAACTATTACTACAACAAACAGATCCGTTCATACATCGTTCAGATGGTCAACGTATTCTCTGGGCTTGAAGTGAGAACCGGAAAAGGTGCAACCGGAGAGATTGAAGCCCTTCGTCTTCCTGTACACTATGGGTCGCAAGACCGTGTTGTTGCTGGGATTGCTATGGGCTTCAACCAGAACAAGATGTATCCGGTCCCAATGCTCAGCGTGTATCTCACTGGGATTGAACTTGCCCCGGATCGAAGAAAAGGTGTAGGCGGCATTGACCGTACCACCTTCCTTCCTACTGGAGGGACCTTCCCGAACGACCTCAGAGTTGCTGAACGCCTGATGCCGATCCCGTACAACCTGACCTTCGATGTGCATGCCTACTCATCGAACACCGATCAGTCACTTCAGATTTCTGAGCAGATCCTCATGCTCTTTGATCCGATCCTTCAGATCCAGACTTCAGACAAAGCTTTTGACTGGACGAAGATCACGACCATTGAGCTCACCGGGATCAACAATGAAGAGTCGATGCCAGCCGGGACTGACAAACGTATGCTTGTTTGGACCTACTCATTCATGGTGCCGATTTGGTTGACTCCACCAATGGACATCAAGACTGACTACGTCAACAAAATCCAACTCCATATCGGGACCTACGATTCTCCTACTTCATTTGAGGTTGATGAGAACGGTGAACTTGTCCCATTCACGATCTAAGGAATACCATGCCATTCAAACTAATCAAAGAACTTATCGACACCACGAAAGAAGTTACTGAGGACGTAAAACACCCTCAAGCCAATAGTCCTCACGACCTGGCCACTATGGTCTTGGTTTCGGCCGCCAGTGCCGCGGTCAAAGAGATGGCCTTCAGAAAAGCTGATCATGAGAAGACGATGGATGAGGTTGATGGGCCATTCGATGACTCACTCGACAACCTCATCAGCATTACCGAGGAAATGGTGAATGCAGTCATCGAGAATCTCAATGACAAACTGCCAAGCGATTATCTTGCTGCAGTGAAGCCGTTGTTTAAAAAAGCATAATTAGATTAACAGCGCCTTTTTTTAAGAAAACGAGCTGTTGAATCAATAAATAAACTGAACATACTTAAAAGTATGGCAGCACCCATTTGGAGGAAGTCAAAATGCCAACACTAGTTTCACCAGGCGTGAGCGTTACGATCATTGACGAGTCTTTCTATATTCCGGTTTCGGCTCCTACCGTCCCGCTGATCTTCTTGGCAACCCGTGCCGATAAGAAACAGCCGAACGGCATCTCCGATGCTCTCGGAACAAAAGAACACTCTGTCGTGAGAACGATCACCTCAATTCTTCAGTCAACCAGCACTTATGGTGTCCCGAACTTCAGAACCGACTCAGCTGGCAATCAGCTGCACGGTGATGCAAGAAACGAGTACGGCCTGTTCGCGCTCAACCAGTACTTGACCATCGGCAACGTC